TTCTCCGATTCTTGCGTGTTTACTTTTCTTGTTTTGACTTCACGTTCTCGATGGCCGAGTTGATGTGTCCGTCAAAGTCAGCGTCTGGCACTTCGCCTTTGGCTGCATAAGTGAATGCTATAGCACCAATGAGACCAAGTACAGCCATAATTGCACCGAATGTCGCAGATTCGAGTGCGTTCATGTTTAGAACGGAACCTGCACCGAGTGCCAGGATGCCAACACCGAGGGCAAATGCGCTAACGCGGTAGGCGCGCTTCAATAGTTTTTTAATCATCACTTCTTTTTCTTTGCTGGAGCCTTGACGGCTGGTTTAGGTTCTGCAGCCTTCTTAGGGGCAGGGTTGGCTGCAATGTGCTTCAGTGGATCAACGAGCTTGTCGTAGGGGCATAGGTGAACGTTCTTTGACTTCGCGATGCTCAAGTGCAAATGTGCACCGGTCGTGAACTTGCCAGTGTTGCCAACTTTGCCGATTGAGTCACCAGCGTGGATGTAGTGACCAATGCTGAGGTTTGGCTTCTCGAGCAGGTGAGCGTAAAGCACAAACATGCCATCGGCGGTTGACTGAATGATGAACCAGCCAAGCCCGTCAGACCATTCATTGGTTTTGATTGCGCCGTTGGTGATGGCCGGAATGATTGTGCCAGCCTTTGGTGACCAGTCTTGACCGCGGTGCGGTCTGCCTTCGCGGTACGGGGCTAGGTTGCCAAACTCGTCGCCACGAGTCGATGCAGGGAATGGTTCGATGTATTGCGCCATCTAGATTGTCCTCGAGATTAGTGAAACGATTACGGCCACTGCGACCGCGGTTGAAATGCTAGTTATCCAAGCCGATTGCCAACGTGCCTTTTCGAGCTCGCGAATGCGTGACTCATGATCAGCGACAATTTCTAGGCGTGCTTCAATGACCGCTAGGCGGTTATCGATGTGTGCCAAGAGTGTCGGGGTTGTCGGGCGTGGCAGTTCGGCAGACATTACTCTGCTTCTGGTGTCGGTTCAGCCTTTGGTGCTTTGGCTGGCTTTGGTGCTTCTGGTGACGGCCATGGTTGCATGTCGACGTTACCCATTAGTTCTCCTCTGGTTTTAGGATTGCGTGGCATCCGCCACACTCAGCAGAATCGGGTGATTCAGTGCCGAAGTCATAAATAACGCCCATGTTCGGGCATTCATCTTTGTTGCAAACAAACTTGCTCATTACACTCCCTCGTAGGTAAAGCCAACGTTGATGACATCGGTGCTTGCCCATAAGAATGGCACGTTCGAGGCAGTGTTGACTGCGTGAACGTAAGTGCCTGCGGCGTTTAGTGCGAGAACAGTCGCAGTTGATGTTCCAACTCGAATTACTCCAGGGTGGAACATTGTGCCACCATCGACCATGTTGACTCCAGCATCCCAGAACTGGTCAGCGGTGATGGCGTTGATTGGCAAGCTGAATGTTGCAACGCCTGTTAGCGCACCAGTCGTGCCGAGAGTAATACGGCCACGCACGTTTACTTGCTTGCCAACTACTTGGTAAAAAAACGCTGAAGTTCCACCAGAACCAAGAGTGATGTTGGTTAGCGTTGGCGTGTACGCTACCCATGCGGTCGAGAACAGCAGGTTAGCCCATGCCAAGCCTGTGTAATAGGTCAGGATGTCGTTTGCGTTGATGTAAGCCAACTGTCCCTCAACTGGGCTAGTGATAGCCGAGTTGCGAGCCGAAGTGGTCGAGAAGGTTGCGACCGACTGGTTCATGAGATAAGTGTTGACATCGCTCGCGGTGGCTAGTGTGCCAGCGGTGAATGTTTTGAATGGCATTTATCGCCCTTTCCATAGGTCGAAGGTTACATCCCAAGAGTCAACCGTAATGAAGTGGTTGGCTCCGCGAATGAAAAACACATCGTCGATTTCTACTTTACTGTTTGCCACGGTCACTCGAGCAGTGTCGAGCGGGTCGCGCAGCAGGTATTCATTTACTTGACCAGCGCGCAAAATGACTGGTGCAGTTATCTGGCGCACAAGTTGTGTCGGAATAGTTGCGGTGACAATGTTTGCAGCTGCATCAGCGTCAGCGGCGTAATAGTGTCTGGTATAAACGGTTCCTCGTAGATCTCCAATGATTGCGATTGAGTCATCGTTCTGTGAATAATCGTCAACACCTCCAGCGGTTGTGTAGTTGAGCGTGTTGACGTATTGCAGTGAGTCAAAGCCAAAAACGATGTCGCTAAAGTCTGCGCGGTTCGCAGTGGCACTAGCAACGGCCTCAAATACAACATCAGGAAAAGTTGTTCGGTTTTGAAGTTCATACCATGTGTAATACCAAAGCGCTGTGTCATCAAGGTTTGGTTGATAGACAAGCGCGCCAATGTTGGTATCGCTCAAGTGATTTACAAGATTTCCATAACTGACGTTTCCAGAAGTCGTAAAGCCTTGAACGTAATAACCAGCCAAAACTCCACCAGCACTTCCTTGAATGATTTGCACGCCTGTGTCTGCATACATAACATCCCAAAAGTCATTTGAGTAGCAAGGGTTTGGAACAGAGATTCCAGTAACTGAGGTGTAATTCAGCAGGTCGCGCAATGGATGATCGCATTGAAAAGTGATGGTGTTTAGCCAGTCAATCGAGTAACTCACGTCACAGTCCGAGATTCTGCCCTGCCAAAGAGTTTTCCAAACGCCCGGAGCGGTGTCGGGGTTAGGGCGGACACGAATAGCGATTGGTGTGCCAGGGCGCATCAGTGAGTTCATGGCAGGGTCATAATCGGCTCCCTGCATCACGATTGTGGCCGTCGGGGTTATTGGTCGAGCGTAACCACTCAAAACATCAAAACCGTTGTTGGTTTGAATGTTTACAACGTCACCCGTCACCTGTTGCCAGGACATAGTTTCGGAACCTGATGCCCAGTTGTCTTGATCCCAACGCGAGGATGACCAGACCATAACGTTCGGGTCGTAAGTGTAGACAAGCACCTGAATGTCGGTGCTGATGTCAAAAACGTCGTTAGCCATTACCGATTGCCTGTTTCGCGCTCGTATTTCTTGATTGCAGCAATAATCTCTTGCGGAGTCATGTTGGCTTTGTTGATGTTGATGGTGTAGTTGTTCGAGGTTGTGATTCCCTCAGTGATTCTAGGAGACAAGCCTGTTTGACCAGCACCGGCAATGCCGTTGTATGACGTGCCGAATAGCGAGTCACGCTCGAGAATCGCCTTGATTGCAGCTGCGCCGTAAATCTGCTTCTTTACACGATCAGCAAAGCCAGACAGTGGCTGGTTGATAATGCTGGCAATGTTGAACAAGATAACGTCGAGTGATACGGCCAGAATCTCAAAAGCCTTCACCAGACCGTCGAGCGCGTTGCCGTTGGACGATAGCGAGCCGAACAACTGCCCGATAGCGTCGATGACTAGCAAGATTGAGCCATAGACACCGCTCTTGCCGTCTTTGCCTACAACCGCTTCTCTGATGGCCTTGAAGGCTTTACCTGTGTCCGTGTTTGGATTGCTGGCATCCTCGATGAACTCGCTGATTGCTGGAATGGCCGTCTCGGTCAAGAACGTCACAAACTGCTCAACATACGGCAGTAGCTGAGTGCCGAACTCCTCTGCCAGGTTCTCGACCGCAACATTGAACTTCGCGAAGGGGTCTGCACCGGCAACTGCTGCTCCCTTGACCGACTCGGCATAATCGTCGATACCGCCTTTAGTTTTGCGAAGCTCAGGTGCCAAGCGGTACAGGCTTTGCGTATTGCCGTTGTTGGCTTTGATTAGAGCGTTCAAAACGGTGTCTAGGGGCTTGCCTGAAGCCACAGAGCCGTCTAAGGCTATTTGGAGTAGTTTCTGACCGCGTGCGAGGCTACCTGAGCCTCTGACGGCGTTGGCTAGTGCCGGGCGTAAGTCATCGTCGAGGATACCTGTCTGCTCCGAGAGAGTCTGGACAAAGCGTTCCGCTCCCTTGACTTGAGCATCCGAAGCCTTTGTGGTTCTTACCAACTGGCCTGCCAAGAGCTTCTGCTGCTTCAAATCCTCTGCAGCTGCTTTAGTGGCGTTAGTAAGTCCATTGATCAGCGCGCTGGCACCAAAGGCTAAACCAAAACCGCCTAGTAACTTGCCAACTCCACCGCTGACCTTCTTGGTGACATCCTGAAAGTTTTTGAGCGACTTCTCAGACTTCTTGAGACCAGTCTGCAGACCTTTGGTGTTCGATACGAACTTAAAGTTGACTTGAGCCATTGTTATTTAGCCAAACGGTTCAAAGCCTTGACGTATGCAGCGTATTCGGCTTGTGTAAGTGACCGGTATTCTGTCGGGCTCATGTTAGTTGCCAGGCAGAAGTCAGCCATGCGTTCGGCTTGCTCCTTTCTTATCCGTCTTTTGGGTCGTCATCACCGCTGAATAGTGCAGTGGCTTGTTCCATCGAGAACTCACCAGCCTGCTCAAAAGTGAAGTCTGGGTTGGTGCGCTTTTTGAAAACGTAAATGATGGCCTTGAACGTGCGACCGCGTGGTGCGCCTTCATCCATGATTGCGTCGATGCTTCGACCAGTCAGGAGTTCGATTTGCTCGATCTCGTTCAGGGTCATGGTGTCAAAGTCGATTGTCATTTTTTACTCTCCGAGTCCGTATTTGTTGAC